AGCTATTCTTAGTGATTTGCACTGGGATAACCCACACACTGATAGAGAGCTAATCAAAAGGCACCTGGACTATTGCCTAAAAGAGGATATTCCTGTAATGATTAATGGTGATATGTTCTGTTTAATGCAAGGGAGGGGAGATAATAGACGTAACAAATCTGATATAAGACCTGAGCACAACAATGCAAGGTATTTAGATAGTATAGTAGAGACAGCTGTGGAGTGGTTCCTACCCTATGCACATATCATTAAGCTAATAGGATACGGTAACCATGAGACTGCTATAATTAAATTCCAAGAAACTGATATCCTGCAAAGGTTTGTAGATATCCTAAACTTTAAAGCACAATCTAATGTGCAGGTAGGTGGTTATGGTGGATGGCTAATTATAAAGCAATCATTAGAGAGCACTACCTCATCTTTTACCACTAAGATTAAATACTTCCATGGATCAGGTGGTGGTGGTATAGTTACCAAAGGTGCTATCAATTTAACCAGGGCTTTGGAGCTTTATGAAGGTTTCGACGTATTTGTTATGGGCCATATCCATGAGAACAGCTGTAGAAATGATGTAAGAGATACAGTAGAAAGCCATCCTGCATCAGGCTATACACTTAAACAGAAGCAATTGCACCTAATGCTCACAGGTACCTACAAAGAGGAGTACGGTGATGGATCTCATGGATGGCATGTAGAGAGAGGGGCACCCATTAAGCCATTAGGTGGTAGGATACTTACCATTAAATGTGTAAGAGGCTCTACTAAAGAAAGAAAAACTACCAAGTATATAGATAGTATCAAATTTAATATGTAAGTTTGCACTAGGTCAATACGCCCAATGTGTTACCTAAGCCCTCTGCACCTTTGGTTAGTTTAGCAGGGGGTTTTTTTTTGTCCTAATTCTACAAAGATTTGTGACACAATTTAACGGTAAAAGCTAACCACTACCGTAGATTTGTAATGTTGGTTATAGCTAACATAATGTCTAGAATGGTGGCATAATGTCTAATATAACTAACATAATAGCTATTTTTTGTAAAGTATATTTAAGGTTATCACCTTACTTCTCATGTATAAATTCAGGCTATTGCTTTACATTGTTATTTAGAATGATTATAAATTACACTAAAGTTGTAAACAATTCATTGTAAGTACGTATATTTGCAACACTAATTAAAACTAACCAATATGAATGATCAAAAACAAACAGCTGTTGAGTACCTACTCCAGCAAATTAACTCAGGCACATCCTTTACAGAAGAGAAATGGAAGTGTATCTGTGATGTGGCTCTAGCCATGGAGAAATCACAGTTAATATCTGCAGAAATCAAAGCAGTAACACAAATCTACAAAATTCAAAAAAAATGAGAAAGAAACTATCCGACCTTATCTATTACTTTACACCCCTCAATAATGAGCATAGAGACATTTTAAGCACTGCTGTAGTGTTTATATTGTTTTGGGTGAGTGTTTATACCTTATCTTATATTACTAACCTTTAAAACGCTTTAAAATGAATTTAGAAGATTTAGAAGTACAGAAGTACACAGCATCCTTATGGTATGAGATTGACCACATTGAATTTATCTTAGATTTTGAGTGGAATTTTGTATCCTATGACATGGAGACAGGTGAGTGTGTAGTAGATGTATCCCTGGAGAAAGGTGAGCAGTGGTGTAATAACGTATGCCATCCCTTCACTCCTAATAAAGATGAGCTAAAAGAAATAATAACAGCTATTGAGGATTATATCCTAGAGGATCCTGAGAGATTTAATGTATTAGAATGGGAGGAAGACAACAAAGATTATTGGAACGAACTAAATAACGATAGAGATGACTACTGAAACTACACCTACACCTACTCACTTTAGCCTACAGGCTAAGATGGACTGGTGGAAAAATAAAAAGAGTGAGGGAGATAAAGGGGGGAGCTTCAACTTACAACTTTACCTAGACTACCTCAGCACATTAGATAATCAAATAAAAAAAGACAAATGAAGACAGCAGTAGAGTGGTATTCAGAACAATCAATGTTATTAGAAATACAAAGGGCAAATGGTAATATTTCAATTACTCAAATGCTTAATGAATTATCTAACATACTTGAACAAGCCAAAGAAATGGAAAAAAAAGAAAGATTAAAACACCAATTATTTATTGGCAAAGTAAATGAAATTCTTGGCTTTGATAAGACAGTTGAACTATTAAAAGAATGTAATAACGAAATAATATGAAGACAGCAGTACAGGCATTATTCTCTGAACTAGAGGAAATGCACCCCAACTTATTCAATGTGAACACCACAGAAGGTAAAGAGTTTATTAATCACTTCCATAAGTTTTTATCAATGGAGAAGGAACAGATAGTAAAGGCTTACACAGATACCTTAGAATTTACTCCTGAGAATATATCTAAAGGTGAGTTATACTATTATTTAAACTATTTACCTTAAAGATATGAACCAATTTAAAATGATGAGAGTGATAAAGCTAATACAGTTTTTACAGGTTAAGCCTAGACCTGTACATTCAATGGCTAGATATTTAGGAATTAGCACTAGATCAGTTTACAGATACTTGAAGATGTATGAAAAGATTGGTTATGATGTGCAAAGAGATGATAACTATAAATACTACATAAATGAAACGCTTTAAAGTAACCTATAACTATTTTGATGGTGGTAAAAAAAGGATAGCCATCAGGATCTTAGAAGCCCTGGATAGAGAACACGCAATAATGCAAATGGCTATGTGGCCTAAACTAATACTAAAAGTAGAACAGTATGAAAAAATATAGAGTATGGCTAGAGGATAGCGTAGAGCCTGAAGGTGGCTTTTGGTGGGAGTGCTTCCTAGGTAAAGATGGTAAGTTACATGATTACATCTACACAGATGAGCAAGCAGATACACCTCAGTGGTATATTGACAATGGCTATAAAGTAGAAGAGCTATGAAAGCAGAAGTAATTAAAAGGTATCCATTTGAAAGCACTGCTCTAATAGCTCAGGATCTAGGAATAAGCAGAAGCAAGGTGTATAATATAGCCTACAGATATAAGCTGCTAAAGGATCCTGCATATCTTAAGACGGCATCTAGTGGTAGATATAAAGAGGGCATGAGAAATGGTGAGGCCTTCCAATTTAAGCCAGGGCATGAGCCTCATAACAAAGGTAAAAAAATGCCTGCAGAAACTTATGAGAAGGTTAAAAAGGCAATGTTTAAACAAGGGCACAAGCCACATAACACTAAACCTGCAGGTACTATTAATGTGAGAGCTGATAAAACAGGTAGATTTTACCAATATGTAAAGATTAAAGATAGCCACTGGGAGTTATTACAACGGCATGTATGGACTCAAGCAAATGGGGAGATACCCAAAGGATGTGTTATCAATTTTATAGATGGTAACTACCTTAATTGTGAGCTCAGTAACTTGCAAGTAAAGACCAGGGGAGAAATGGCAATAATGAATAGTATACACAGATACCCTGCAGAGGTTAGGGATCTAATTAAATTAACTAATAAACTAAAAGCAAAAACAAATGGCAAACAACAAACTAAGTGATTTAAGAGATCACATTTTCATGGCACTAGAAAGATTATCTGATGAGGGATTAACTACTGAGCAGGTAATGCAAGAGGTGGATAAGGCAAAAGCAATAGCTCAGCTATCATCTACCATCATAGCCAGTGCAAAGGTGGAGATAGATTACATAAATGCAGTAGGATTAATAGATAGCCAAAGTGAGCTGTTTAAATCAGTAAACCCTAAACTAATATCATGACTAGATTAGAAGAGGTGCAATACATCATAGATAAATTTGACCTAAAAGAAAAAAGCAGGTATATGCCTGTGCTATATCGGAGATACTACCTATATCATGTACTCCAAAAGGATGGTATGACCTTATCACAAATTGGTAGGCTTTTTAATCAGAGCCATGCAACAGTAATAAATGGTATGACTAAGCATAATATATACTCAAAGCAAAAGGATCCTGCTTATATGCTGCACACAAAAGAGCTAAGAGAGCAGTTTGTACTACCTCAGTACTACAAGCCACTTAAACAGCGTATACTGGAGTGCTATACTATTGAGAAATTAGAGAAACTTAAAGAGCAGATCAGGTGCAATTATTACTAATCCATGACGCTATGACAAATTCTCTTATTAGCGGAGGCTGGGAAACATTTGAAAATTCAAATAATTTTTTTTATCTTTTTTCTCGTCATCTTGTCATGAAATCGCTAATACTCAATAGCAGTGGGCATCTTGCTAAAAAAAACTTGTCATAAACTTGTCATAAATGCGTCATAAAATAGATTAAACTTGTCATGGTTAAGAATAATTTACTACATTTACAGCCTAAACTAACCTAAAATGAACATATCAGTTTTTAAATCCCTATTCAATTCTAAAGAAACACCTTACACTCAGGATGTGGTGGATGTGTACAATAGAATTAAGGAAGGATACCCAGAATTAATAGAAAAGATTACTTCCCTTAGAGGGATGGATGAGGATGATCCTGCATACAGTAGCCTAAAGAATAGCCTAAGAGCTATCATGTTTAATGGCACCTTTAATGAACGTAATGATAATGGATTAATAGAGCATTCAGGGCTTTGTATCTTAGACTTTGATGATTATCCTAGTGCTGAGGTGATGGAAGCTGAGAAGGCAAGGCTAATGGAATGCCCTAATGTGTTTATGATATTTATATCACCATCAGGCAAAGGGCTTAAATGTGTGATAAAGATACCAGCATCAGATAAATTCACACATAAGAGAAGGTTTAAAGCCTTTCAGGAGTTTATTGATAGTGATTACTTTGATGCTAGTAGCTGTAATGTTAGTAGAGTTTGCTTTGAGTCTTATGATCCTACTGCCTATATCAATTTAGATGCTGAGGTATTTAATCTTATAGAAGAGGAAAAAGGGCATAGTGCATTTGAAAGGGTGCCAGTGCTACCTATGACTAATGAGGCTAACATTATTGAAAATATAATGAAGTTTAATCATGGTGATATATCAGGTGGTAGAAATAATTGGGTATTTAAAGTGGCTAGCTGTTTTGCTGAGTATGGCATATCTGAGAACACTGCTAAATTTTATTTACATCAGTACAGTGATAAGGACTTTACTCAAATAGAAATTAATACCTGCGTAGGATCTGCATACAAACGAAGTGATAAGGGCACTAAATACTTTGAGGATAAAGAGACCATCTTAAAGGTGAAATCTAAACTTAAGGAAGGGATAGCACCAGGTGATATCTCTAAGCAGCTAGATATTAAGCCTGATGTGGTAGAGGATGTAAAAAAAGAGGTAGCTAATAGTGAGGATACATTCTGGGCTATTAGTGATAAGAAAGTTATCTCTGTGGATCCTATGAAGTATCGTGACTTTCTTAACAAATACGGCTTCCAAAAATACTACCCTGAAAGAGCAGAACGTTCTACATTTGTGAGGGTGGTAGAGAATAAAGTTAATCTCAGCTCAGTGGATCAGATAAAAGATTTTGTCCTGGGCCATCTAATGAAGCAGAAGCAGGTGGATGTGTGGAACTATTGCAGTAAATCACCCTACCTCTTCACAGATGGGCACCTATCTATGCTAGATCCTATTGAATTAATGATGCTACAGGATACTAAGGATGTGAGCTTTATTCCTTATCGTAATGGAGTGGTAAAGATTACTAAGAACAAAGTAGAAATAGTACCGTACATTGATATAGATGGGTATATATGGGATAGGCAGATTATAGACAGGAATTACAAGCCAACTAAGACCATACAAAATGATTTTAAGAGCTTTGTATCTAAAGTATCTGCAGATGATGAGCAAAGAGTGAACGCCTTAGAGACTACCCTAGGTTATCTACTCCACACCTACAAAGATAAAACAGATCAGAAGGCAATAATATTTAATGATCAGGAGATAGATGATAATCCTAATGGGGGAAGTGGTAAGAGCTTAGTGCTAACAGCTATTGGTAAGATTAGAAATATTGTTAAGATAGATGGTAAGAGCTTCAACCCACAGAAGAGTGATTTTGTTTATCAGAGGGTGAATTTAGATAGTCAAATCCTAGCCTTTGATGATGTGAAAAAGAACTTTGATTTTGAGCAGCTATTTAGTTTAATCTCAGAAGGTATTACAGTGAACAGAAAGAATAAGGATGAGATCTTTATCCCATTTGAGAGAAGCCCTAAGATTGTTATTACTACCAACTATGTGATAAGTGGTGCAGGTGGTAGCCATGACAGGAGAAGGCATGAAATAGAGTTTAATCAGTACTTTAATGCTCAGCGGAGCCCATTAGATGAGTACGGTAGATTGTTATTTGATCACTGGACTGCATTAGATTGGTTAATATTTGATAATTACATGATCAGTAACCTGCAGAAATTCTTATCAATGGGCTTAGTTAAGTCAATTGCTATCAATGCTGATCACAAAAGGTTTATCTCAGCTACTAACAAGGAGTTTTATGATTACGCTATAGAGGGTAACATCACAAATGATGTGGTACACTATAACAATGCATCCATTCAAGACTTCCAAGCATACACAGGTGGATGGAGTGATCTTAATGCTCAGACTTATCTACGTATGATTAGTGAGTATTGTAAGTTTAAGAAATTCAAATTAGAGAAGGGTAGAAGTGCAGGAGGTAGATACTTTAAAATAACTAAACTATGAACAAAGAAAACAAAGCTAGACTAAAAGAGCTAGAAATTAAGTACATGAGCTACAGGTACCCATCAGCACCAGGGCACATCATACCACTGACTAAGTACTCAGATGCTACAGCTAATGGCTTGACTAAATGTATCAAAGACTTCCTAAACTTCTCACAGCATCAAGCTGAAAGGATTAATACAATGGGAGTATTTAGGCAAAGCTACCGGACAGATGGCACTAAGACTGCAGGGCAGTGGACCAAAGGCACAGGAACACCAGGATCTGCAGATATTTCTGCTACTATTTATGGTAGATCTGTAAAGATAGAAGTTAAGATTGGGAAGGATAAGCAGTCAGTGGTGCAGAAGGAATACCAACAGATGATAGAAGCTGCAGGGGGGGTGTATATAATTAGTAAGAGCTTTGATGATTTTGTGCAATGGTATGATGATTTTTGCCTAGACAAATAGATAAAGGATAAGGGGTAAAAGTTGCCCCATTAATAAAATAGAAATGATATGAAACAAACAGCAGTAGAATATTTAGTAGAGCAACTTAATGAAATAGGATTTCATACAATAGTAATTCAAAGTATTATTGACAAAGCCAAAGCAATGGAGAAGGAGCAGATTGTTGATGCTTGCGAAAACACAATAAAAAGTTTTGAATTAGACAAAGATAAAACGGGATTTTTTATAATGGGTGGCGAAGGTTACTATAACGAAACCTATAACAAATGAAAGCAACACTAGAATTTAACCTACCTGAAGATCAGGAGGAGTTCAAACACGTTTATAATGGATTCAATTATTACATGGCACTTGTAGAGATGGATCAGTGGTTAAGAGCTGAGTACAAGTACAATGGTAAGGAGGAGATGTATGAGGTAAGGGAGAAGCTGAGAGAAATAATTTCAGAAAATAATGTTAAAATAGAATAATAGTAGTATATTTGTAAATAATTAATAAACTAACCAATGGAAAAAACAACTACAAAGGCTGTAAAGCCTCAGGAGGTTGAGCAGCAGCCTGCTCCCTTCTATGTTCGCCTTCACAAGGCAAAACAACTAATCGGTAAAGTACATAAGAATGCTACTAACCCCCACTTTAAAAAGTCTTATGCAGATATCAATAGTATTCTAGAAGCTGTTGAGCCTATCTTATTACAGCATGATCTACTTTTACTACAGCCTATAGATGGTGGTAGTGTTTGTACTCAGCTAGTATGTATCTACACTGGCTTTTCTATCTCTAGCTGTATGGCACTGGATTTAAACCTAGATGCTCAGAAGCAGGGTAGTCAAATTTCTTACTTCAGAAGGTACACTATTCAGAGCTTACTAACTTTGCAGGCAACTGATGATGATGGACATGTAGCATCTACTGCGAAGCCTAAGATAGATGCAAAGAGATTTGCTGAAGCTGTTAAGACTATAGCAGATGGTAAATTCACCATAGAGAAACTAAAGGATAGCTTTGACCTTACAGAAACGCAAGAGAAAGCATTACTATTAATACCTATGATATGAAAATAAGATGTTCAGCTATAGGTAAGATAATGACATCTCCTAAGACTAAAGGGGAGGTACTATCTCAGACTACCAAGACGTATATCCAGGGCTTAGCCCTGGCACACGTTTATGGGATACGTAAAGAGTTTACTAGTAAGTATACTGATAAGGGTAATGAGTGTGAGGATATGTGCCTCAGCTTTGTAATGGATGTAATTGATAAAGGCTTCCTGTTTAAAAATGAGGAGCACTTCACTAATGAGTGGCTAACAGGTACTCCCGATGTAATTACAGATCAGGTGCTAGTGGATGTGAAAAATTCATGGAGTGGCAGCACGTTCCCCTGGTTTGATACTGAGTGCCCTAATAAAGATTACTACTTTCAGCTCCAAGGGTATATGTTTTTATGTGATAAGCAGGAAGCACTACTTTGTTACTGCCTAACCAATACACCACATGCCATAGTAGAGCAGGAGGTAAAGAGTGCACACTACAAGCTAGGGCTAATGGAGGAGAGTTTAGATCTTAGAGACCAGGTGCAGAAGCAACACAGCTTCGATCATATCCCTGATGCTAAGAGAGTGAAGACCTTTGTAATACAAAGAGATGATGAGGTGATAGAGCAGATTAAGGTGAGGGTAGAACAGTGCAGGGAGTATTTTAATGAATTAATACAGCAGTTATGACAGCACAGGAGAAAGCAAAAGAGTTGGTAGATAAATATAAAAATCCATTTAATAGAAAAGGATGTATTCCACCAACTGAAACAATGTTTGATTCAACTGCTAAACAATGTGCATTAATAGCAGTTGATGAATTATTGAATAATTTTTTATCAAATAAAACTACAAAATATGGTAGAGAAAGATATCATTTTTGGCAACAAGTTAAACAAGAAATAAATAAACTATGAGATCAAGAGAAGAGTTTAAAGAGGATGCTATCCTATTAGCCATGCAGGCACTTATAAACAACGGTGCAGGCGTATTAGATAAGTATATAGCCAAAGAGGCCATTAAGTATGCAGAAGAGTTTACATGCAGGATATATGGTGAAGAGTTACCTATCATTAAAGAGAGAAGGTTATGATTATCCTACTATCAATACTACTAGCCCCTGCGATAGTGTGGGGGTGGACAGCTACCATATGGTACATAGTAGATTTTTTTAATGATGAACACTAAATAATAGTTATTAACAATTTAAAACAAGTATAAACAATGGAAACAAAGAATAATTCAGGAGCTATCTTTAAAAATGATAAGAAGACAGCAGAAACTCACCCAGATTACAAAGGGAAGGTAAACGTTAATGGTAAAGAGATGGAGGTAGCTCTATGGCTTAAGACATCACAGGCAGGTATGAAGTATTTTAGTGCATCATTTAGTGAGCCTTATGTAAGACCAGCGCTAACAGAGATACCTTTGAAGGTGGATGATAGTGATGATGATCTACCTTTCTAATTAAATTACTATATTTGAGCTATGAATTTATTAGCTCTTGTACCTTTAGCGTGGTGGTTTGTTAATTTTGAGCCTTTACAGGCATTAATAGATTATCTATTCAAGTATAAACCACATAGCACAATAGCCATACATATACACTCTGCACTAGGATGTATTAAATGTGTGGCTTTTTGGCTTACTATAATTTGTACCTTTGATTTTATACTGGCTTGCCAGGCTGCCCTACTTGCTTATATACTAGATGAATGTTTACAGAAGCTGAGATAAAACTAATAGATGAGATAGAGTTATTACCTGAGAATATCAGGTACTCTAAGCACTCATGTGTGGCTATGCTAAAGATTAGGATTAAATATGAAGGGGTGCAACCTAGAGAGTGCTTCTGTGCATCTGTACGTAGAAGGATATGGTATAAGGATTTTATGATATGGTATGAAAAAGCTCTTAGATCAGTACATTAGTAGGGCTTACCCCGAAGTAAGGGCATACACTGCCTACTTTCTATCTAAGATGGGGCTGTACATAGACGCTGATACAGTCATAAACAACAGTTATCTCCATGTGCTTACCATTAATGATTATGTAGCAGATGAGGATAAGGTAAAAAGCTATCTTCTAAACACTATTAAATATCAAATCCTATGGAGTACATCAAAGAGCCATAAAGATGATAGGATAACGGCTATAATTGATAACTCAGGGGATAGAATAGAGGATGATGAGCTAGCAGATAAGATAAGGGAGGATAAGATGTACTCCTTTAACAAGGGATTAATAGAAATTTATAGATCAGAGATTAAAGACCAGGTGCAAAAGATAGTATTTGAGGCGTTCATTGATAAGGGGTACACTACCAGCAGGGCAATGGCTACCTATTTTGATATTACTCATACCTCAGCTTACTATCTGATCAAAGACTTGAAACAAAACTTAAACAAATTACAATATAGGTATGAAGTGGAGCCATGTTATTAGTATCTTTAGCCTATTAATTGCTTTGAGTTGTGGCTTAGCTTTGTTCACTCTAGATTATGAGTGGGCTAGTAGGGCAGCAGGATTATGGATAGCATTTTATTACACCTTTTTAATTATAACCGAATATGAAAACAAAAACTGAACACCTAGGAAAATATATTACTATGTATAATGGTAATTTTGAGACCAGCTTTACAGTAACAGAAGATACTGCTAAGGATCATGTGTATTATACCTCTAAAGGATTAGGTTATCTATTTGAAGAGAGCACTCCTAAGGCAAAGTATAAAGGGGTAGATAACGAAGAGAAAAAAGAGAAAGATGCCGAGGCCTAAACTTATAGAAACTCCTGAGAAGTTAATGGAGATATTTGAGGAGTATAAAGCATATTGTGCTGCTAACCCTAGGACTAAATGGGTGCTATCACAAAAGACTGCTGAAATGGTAGCAGAGCCATTAAGAGTACCTTTGACTAATGAGGGCTTTGAGATATTCTGCTATAATAACTACAGTGATGTTCACCATTATTTTGATAACACAGATGGTAGATATTCTGAATATAGGACAATCTGTACGCACATAAAGAAAGAGATCCGTAATGACCAGATCACTGGTGGAATGGTAGGACAATTTAACCCGTCCATAACTCAGAGACTAAACGCACTGAAGGAGCATACAGATGTAACCAGTGGTGATGAGAAGATATCTGCTATAACTGTTACTATAGTTAAGTAGTAGTAATAATAATAATAACTATATAGTATCTAACTAGGTACTAGCTTTGCTATGGAACTAAAAGCGACTGCCATCTTTGAGAAGAACTATGAGGCCATCTTAAGTGATAAGAGGTTTATTATAAATGAGGGTGGTAGTAGAAGCTCTAAGACCTACAGCCTGTGCCAGCTCATGATCATCTACTGCCTGCAGAATAACAACAAGGTGGTGAGCGTAATTAGAAAGACCTTCCCTGCCCTACGTGCTACAGTGCTCAGGGACTTCATAGAGATCCTTAAAGAGATAGGCCTATACAAGCAGGAGAGCCACAATAAGTCTGAGCACATCTACACCTTTGGTAATGGTAGCATGGTGGAGTTTTTTAGTGTGGATGATGAGCAAAAGATAAGAGGTAGGAAGCGTGACATAGCCTGGTGCAATGAAGCCAACGAAATTTATTTCGATGATTTCACCCAATTAAATATGCGTACTGAGGATAAGCTTATCTTTGACTATAACCCTAGTGATAGTGCATCCTGGTTATATGAGCTACCTGCTGAGGAGAGCATTAAGATAAAGAGCACCTACAAGGATAACCCCTTCCTACCTGATAGCATCAAAGCTCAGATAGAGGATCTCAAGAGAACTGATGAGGCACTGTATCAAATCTATGCTCTAGGTGAGAAGGCTACATCTAAGAGTAACATCTATAGCAACTGGTCCTTTGTAGCTCATAGGCCTGCTAAGTTTGTTAAGTACGTGTATGGCTTAGACTTTGGATACAATCACCCCACAGCTTTGATGAGGGTATACTACTGTGATAATGATATCTACATAGAGCCTGTGATATATGAGAGCTACCTCACCACTACTATGCTCATAGAGAAGTTAGGCACCCTAGGGATAGAACAAACCGTCACTATCTTAGCAGATTACTCACGTCCAGAAATCATACAAGAAATGAACATAGCAGGGTATGATGTTCAAAACGCGAACAAGGTAGTTAAGAAAGGGATAGACAACCTTAAGACCTTTGGTGTAATATGCCAGGATGATAAGGCAGTCAAGAGAGAGTATGAGAATTACAAATGGAAAAAGATAGGAGATTTTATAACTGACGAACCAGTCAAGCTATTCGATGATGCCATGGATGCAATAAGATACGCCACTACTCACATAAGGCAGGAGTACTACACTGATGATTCGTACTATGCATTCTGATACGCTACATAAGATACAGGTGGTCCAGGCATACATCCATCATAAGACAGGCAAGAGTGTACGGATAGTATTCAATAGACCTGATAGGATGCAACAGCATATGGCCATGCTAGATCATGCCTACCTCATAGCAATGGGTGGCTTTAAAAACAATAATACAAAGTAAACTAATATAGGTAAAGAGAATCAATGGCATTAGTAGCACAAGCAACCCCACAAGTAATAGTTCCTGCATACAACCCTGTTAAGTACATCTACAGCTCATCTAATGTAGCACTGCAAGGTTTCAAGTTTATCTATGATATCTATCAGAGTGGTACCTTAAATAAGATAGCAGAGTACAGGGTGCTACCAACTTATGCTACTGGCTTTGGTGAGATAGATCTATCGAAGCTGTTACAGGCTAAGGTAAGCTATGACCTAAACTTGAATAACACCTCAGTATATAATGCCACTAACAGCCACTACAAATATGATGTAAGGATAGGGGAGGAATATCTCACTACCACTTTGTACACTGCGGCACTCACTCAATGGGTAACAGCTCCCTATGCAGGAAGGGTGAGAATAAACGTAGCCAACACATTTGTGGTAGGTGATCAGATTAACATCACTCAAGCAGATCTAGGTGTAGCCAACCCCAACTTAGAAGGGCTCTTCACTGTGCTAGTAGCTAACCCTGCTTACATAGTGGTTAATAGCTTATGGTCTTTGGTTACCAATGCCAATATAGATGGAGCTATCACCTATGCAGATGGGAGAAAGACAGTAAACAGAAACCTAGCACAGGTACTAAACAGATACGTGTTTAATGGTGCTATCAATTGGGCTGAGTGGCCTAGCTATAATTACCAGGACTTCATGCTCAATGGCATTACTGATAGGTTCCTAACTAACTACCCTGCAGGTAACAAGAATATGTACGCTACCCTATCGCAGGATATGTGGGTGAACTGCATAGCTAATGGATCCCCAACGGCACCAGATACAATGGTGTTTAGTAATGATGGTGGTAACATCTTTGAGAAGAACGTAACAGCTGCAGACCATCTTAGTGGTGTATCAGTAGGGCCTAATAACTTTGGAGCTCTTACCCTAGTCTTTGGATCAGGTAACTTGATAGAGCCTACCACTGAGTACTATGACTTTCACTATGAACGTAATGGGGTGATGAGCTCAGCGAGGTACAGGGTAACCCTAGATAGAAGGATCCGCACCACTGAGTACAGCATCTTATTCCTAGACAAGCTAGGCTCATGGAACAGCTTTGCCTTTAGCCTTAACAGCTATGAGAAGGGTAGCGTAATGAGAGAGCAGTTTAACCAGGATGTGCCGGGCTTTATCAATGGTAGTAACCACTGGGATTATGCCCTCACTGAGAGAGGTATGACTAACACCTATGTGAGCACTGAGACTACCCTAGATCTAGCTACCAACTTCATGACTATGGACATGGCTAACTACTTCACTGAGCTCATCTCATCACCATTCACTTATGTAAAGCTAAGCTCATATGCAAATGACTGTGATGTGCCTGTGAGTGAGGAGTACATCAGCTGTAATATCATAACCTCAGACTACCAGGTGTACAACCAAAGGAATAAGAATTTAATTCAGCAGAACATAACTATTAAGCTAGCTAATAACAATATCGTAAATGGTTAAGATACAACTCGCCACAGGTTTCCTAGATGTACAGGAGGGCACTGCCTTCCCTTTGAATTTTCAGGTAGGAGATATCAGGGATATAAGCCAAAGGAAGGGTAACTTCTCTAAGACCATCACGCTCACTGGTAGTAAGAATAACAACAACCTGCTTAACCACTACTACGATGTTAATATAGTGGAGGGCACCTTTAACATTAATGCTCTAACTACCTGTGCAGTTATTCAGGATGGCATACCAATAATGGAGGACTGCTCTATGCAGTTAACAGGGGTAGTAAAGACTCAGCTCACAGATGGATATGAAGAGCACGTAACCTATGAGGTATTAGTTAAGGATAGCAAAGCAGATTTCTTTACAGCCATTGCTAACAAGGAACTAACTGATATAGACTTCTCAGACCTTAACCATATATATAATGCATTCAATGTAGTTAATAGATTTAGCAACACTGTAGTAGATGGCTTTAAATACTTTCTCCCTGCTTCTACTAATGGTGTATATAGTACTCAAGAGTTTAAGCCTGCTATCTTTGCTAAGACTTATTTTGATAGGATCTTTGAGGATGCTGGCTTTACTTATACTTGGCCTACCATGGGCTATGATAGATTTGAAAAGCTTTTCATACCTTACAATGGAGGGGTAGATAACTTAGATTATCAGGATTGGTTAGTCAAAGCAGAAAAGACAGCACCCACTACTATCAATGGAGCTAACAACTGGGCAGGATTTACTAACATAGCACAAGTAGCTACCACACAAACACCTGC